ACAAGTATGCGCGTCAAGATTGTTAAGAGTCCAAACTCCAAGAAGAAGTTTAGGGCTATTCTAGAAGACGGTAGGACTGTTGATTTTGGTGCCAGTGGCTATTCAGACTACACCAAGCACAAGAATCCTTCACGTATGCGTTCCTATATACTCCGCCACGGTGGTCAGGTACCGAAACGCGCCATAACAGACCAGGATATGCTCGAGGTCACAACGAGTGATAAAGAGGACTGGAAGAAGAGTGGTATCAACAGGGCTGGGTTTTGGTCCCGTTGGTACCTCTGGGGTCATCCGACGTTTGAGGGGGCGAAGAAGATCATCACCAGGAAGTTTGGTCTAGTTTTTAGTTAATTTCGCGAGTTCTAGAGCACGTTTCACAAACGCCTTATCCCGTTTAATCTTAGGATCCGCGGCGATAAGACGAAGTAGCGTAGCAGTAGGGAGTTTGGGACTATTTCCCGTAGGTTTGGGAACCTTTTTGAGTTTTTTCTTCGCTTCCTGAATTTGTTTCACACCTGGCATTTATTATTGGCGGAGACCTTTTTTCGTGAGGGCCGCTTTGAGTTCAGCCATGAGTTTGGCGCGTTTGTTGTTGGTCACACGAGGAGGTGGTGGGGCGCGTTTGTTGTTGGTCACACGAGGGGTGTAAGCGACAACGGTTTGACAAATACGAATAACCTTCTGGGCATTCTTCACACTATTCTCGAAGTTCATGGTAATTCTGGAACGAAGTTCTCTCGCTGTGAGCTTGACACGTTTCCCGTCGACATTCTTAGTCACACGAAGACCCACCTGCTTAGCTTTATTCTTCAGATCTCTGTACTGCATTTATTAATAGATGAGAAATATACTTAGGGAAGTCGGCAGAACATCACGTATGACCGATACAGAATTATTGTTAGCGCGAATCGTACAACTCGAAATTGAAGTGGCATCGTTGCGAAAACATACGTGGCCTTACGTACAGGCACAACGGGAACATAACCAATTGGACGACATCGAGGCTAAGAGGGACTTTGTCAAGAGTCTCGATGACGATACTATAAAAGAGTTACTCAATCTGAAGGCGAAATTTTCAGAAACTTCTGGACTTCAAAAGAGTGAATACGACTCACTCAAAAATCACTTTTGTTAGAAAAAATCATCCGTTCGGTACATTTTCACACCGAATGAACCAGTCTTACCAGTCACAGAGACTGCTTCATTTCCGTACAGTTCCTGACACCCAATATCGTCGATACAATCACGCCCATCATGAGATACCGGAATGGGGTATAAATTCTCACCACCCGTCGTGGTATAGTAATGATAGCGATCACGACGGCCACGCACTTCTTTACCGTAGAGGGGAAGGGTTTCACCCTCTTCGTTCGTGAGGATACCCATCTGTTGCATGCGTCCAGGTTTATATTGTTTGATGGGAGGACCTCTAAATTCCGGCTCCCTCCGAACCTCTGGGATCATCACCTCTACTGGGACTGGCACTGGGACAGAGACCTCGATAATTTGTGGATTGTACCGCATGTATCCCACTATGATAATGAGTACGACGAGTGCGATCCAAAGCAATCGGGTTTTCGTTTTGTTCTTCATTTACTATAATTAAAGAATTTTAATTACTAATATATATGAGCGAAGTGTTTGATAATTTTTTAGATGATGATGAACTGGTCCAAGCGTTATTAATAATAAAAAAACCCGAATGGAAATTTGGTATAAAATCTTATAAAAATCAAGGTGTATCTTTTTGGTCACTAGATTTGATGAAATATCATACATATGTAAACAAATTAGTAGATAAACTTAAAACACTGACTGGAAGAGATTATAAGTTACATAACGTGTATGCAAACGGTCAAACATATGGACAAGATGGCGTATATCATCAAGATGATGATTTTAACCAAAACGCTTTTACACTTGTAATTTATATTAATGATAATGATGGTTATACACAAATTAAAAATGAAGATGGAACTATAACAACTATAATTCCATATCAAAGACGAGCAGTATTATATAATTCCACAGTGATACATCGCGGTCTAGGTCCTTCACGTTTTAATGATAAATTACGCGTCACATTCGCGTTTAGATTAACAGATATCACTAAATAAATTATTAAAGACCACCTCGGGGCTTCACGAATAACGAGATTCTTTTATATTACATATTCAGAGATAAGGTTGTATGTTCATTTGTTCGATAACTTTAGATGCATTTTATTGATATCTTTCAAGAAAGAATCAAAATGTCCGAGACGGTACTGTACAAACGCCCATAATACGAAGAAGAGTGTCTTCGTTAAACGATTGACGTCATTCTCCTCCATTTTGTAGATTGGACCAACCACGCGACCCATGAACGTTTCATCCTTATCACGACCTGTCACGTACATCTCAGCTTGCGTGAGCGCACACGTATCGTCATTGACCGACCAGTGGTAAAAGATGAAAGGAATGACAATGGAATAAAATTCGAGTTGCCTACGGTCATTCATAAAGGGTACGACCAAAATCCATAACAAGAAAACAAGATGAATTACGAATATTATGTTCATCTAGTATAAGATGTCAGAAGAAATTAATATGAGCGAAATGTGGAACGAGTACCATGAGAATGTATTGCGTCAATGGGGTGAATCAACCGCTTGCTACAGATACATGCATCATCGTTCTTTTTTATTGTATAAGAAATTGAGCCTGCGTTTTAATTTACCTGTGATTGTGCTTTCGACTATTACGGGTACAGCGAACTTTGCTCAATCCTCTTTCCCCGAGAGTATGAGAGGAACGGTTCCTTCTATTATTGGTGGTATGAACCTGATAGCAGGCCTGATAGCCACCATCATGCAGTTCCTCAAAATTAACGAACTCGTGGAAAATCACAGAGCTGCCGCTCTCACGCATGGAAGTCTTTCACGGAATATTCGACTTCAACTTTCTCTCCCCCGTGAAGAGCGTAAGAAAGAGGGTCTGAAGTTTGTGGATGAATGTAAAGCTGAATATGACCGCCTCCTTGAACAGTCACCAGCTATTCCCAAAGAGATTCTGAAAAAATTCGAGAAAGAATATCCTATGGATGGTATATTTACCAAACCTGAGATTCTTAACGTGCGTCCTATACCACTTCTAAAGTTACCGAAAACTATAGAACCTATACGAGCCATGACAAAAAATACCCCGTTCGAAAGTGTTGGAAATTTTCTCAGTCCTGACGAGGAAGAGGAAGAGGAAGAAGAGACAGACGCCGAGCAAGGTACACCAACAGAATGAACATGACCAGATTGGTCACGATACTACACGCGACGTATGGTATAATTTTCCTTTTTAAAGGTTCTACGATACGTTTATGGAGTGCGTCATTCCCGAGCACCAAATCTATCGCCTGATTAGTAAGGTCATCGATGGATTCCTTCATTACAGTAACCACGCAAAAAAAGGAACCTGTTATTTCTACGATTCACACGAAACAAATTGAACTCATTCGTAAGTACATTCGCGAGAGAAAGAACGTGTTCATATGTGGCGCTCTGGGTGTTGGGAAGTCGTATATACTCGAGAGAGTTCTCGAGGGATTTAATCACGTCGAATTACTCCCCGAACACATGAAAAGTAAATCTTTGTTTTTACCGTTCATAAAGCCGACGACGAAACATGTATTTATTGAAAACTATGATCCGATATTTAAACCTATCATAGAACAGATAGCCGATGGTGACAGGATTTCTCGGGGGTGTCTCTTGGTTACCACGACAAGCATGTGTATGTACCCAAACTTTGAGACAGTGTTTATACCGAAACACACACCCGAAGTACTCATGAAACTTACCGAGGACCGCGGTCCTCACATAGAAAATGCAGCCATACGAGCACAGGGAAATATACGAAATTTTTTCACGTACATCGAAGGCTACGATGAAATTGACAATTTCCAAACACCGAAAGAATTTATCATCGAAATCCTATCGGATCCTCGGCCCATTCAACTTTACGAGAGTATAGCAGAACATGGTCATATATGGGATGTTTTTCAAGAGAATTATTTGGATTCAAAAGGTGTAGACATAAACAAAGCCATCAACGCATTCTCGGAGGCGGACATATACGATACACGGATGTATTCACGCGGGGACTGGTATCTCATGCCTTATTTTATACTCAACGCCCTCACTCTACCAAAATCAGCTTTAGGAGAACCACTCGACCGAGACAAAATTAGACCGGGAAGCTGTTGGACCAAGTTTGGCAATTATAAGATGCGAAAACACAAATACGATGATATTCACAAAAAGTCTAGGATGGGTCTCGGTATAGAAGAATTGGGCCTATTAAAGAAGTACGCAGAGAAGGGTGAGTTACAACCCCTCATGGACTATAAAATTACACCTCAAGATTTTGATGTCATAAATCATTTAACAATCGGAAACAACTTAAAATCAAGGGACGTGACAAGAATAAAGAAGGCACTCCAACATGCCTACGACAGATGAAGAAAAAGAAATTGA